TCGCTGGGGCGTCTCAATCGCCAAGGAGACCAGGGATTCCCCTAAGAAGATCGACGCTGCAGTGTGCGTGATCGGCGCCCGGATGGCCCGGCGGCTGTACCTGGCAGCTGAGGTGAAGCAGGAGAAGCCGCGGACGGGCCGCGTATGGGGTTTCGCGTGACGGGACGGAGGCACCGTGGCCCTTAATGAGGCCCAGGTCATCCGGATCGCCCAGAACGTCATGGAGATGCGCAGCAAGGAGTACCACCGGCTGAAGCGCATCAACCGTTACATGCGCGGCCACCACGACAGTGTCTATGTCCCGCACGGAGCGAAGACCGAGTACAGGTGGCTGCTCGAGCGCAGCGTCGTCAACTACCTGCCGCTGGTCGTCTCGGTCATCAGCGAGAACCTGCATGTCGACGGCTACCTGTCGATGAACCCGGAGGGCGAGCCCGGCAAGCCGGCGAGCCCGTGGGACATCTTCATCGCCAACAGGCTCGTCTCCAAGCAGCACGGGCTGCACCGGGCGGTGGCCAAGTACGGCATCGCCTACACGGTCATCCTGCCGGGCGACCCGCAGCCGGTGATCCGCCCCGTCTCACCGAGGAAGATCACCGCGCTCTACGACGATGACGTGGACGATGAGTGGCCGGCGTACGCCGTGGAGGAGCGCCTGACCAAGACCGTCCAGGGAGACGTGCGCGTCGTGCGGCTGTACGACGACATGAACAGGTACACGCTCGTCGGCAAGCCGGAGAGTCCCACCTTGTACTGGCCGAGCGATTTCGGCTTCACGGGCGCCAACGACGACATGGACGTGATGGGCGGAACCGAAGAGCCCCCCATCCCGATCACCGATCCGCAGATCCAGTACCACGGCCTCGGGGTGTGCCCGGTGGTGCGGTTCCTGCACGAGATCGACCTTGACGGGGAGATGGACGTCTCCGGCGAGGTCGAGCCGCTGATCCCCATCCAGGACCAGGTCAACACGACCATCTTCGACCTGCTGATGGCGATGCAGTACGCCGCGTTCCGGCAGCGGTGGATCACCGGGATGGCTGTCGATGATGAGGACGGCCGGGCGAAGGAGCCGTTCCGGATGGGCGTCGACCGCCTCCTGGTCGCTGAGGACACGGACACCAAATTCGGTGAATTTTCGCAAACGGCCCTAGCGGACTACCTGAATTCGACCGAGATGTCAGTCCGGCACATGGCGACGATCGCCCAGGTACCTCCGTATCACCTCTTGGGCCAGGTCGCTAACCTTTCGGCTGATGCGCTGGCTGCCGCCCGAGATGGACTAGATAGGAAGATAGAAGAACTTCAGGGCGTTCTGTCGGAACCCTGGAAGCAGACCCTCCAGCTGGCGTCCAAGGCTGCGGGTGACGACGCGGGCTGGACGGACACCACGTCCACGATCATGTGGCGTGACACCTCGGCGCGGGCGTTCGCGGCCACGGTGGACGCGCTCGGGAAGGCCGCGCAGATGCTCGGCATCCCGGCCACCGAACTGTGGCACCGCATCCCCGGCACCTCGGCTGAGGAAGTGGAGCGCTGGAAGGCCGTGGCCAGCGAGCATGGCGCCCTGGCCGAGCTCAACCAGATCGTGGAGTTCGCGATGACCAAGGGCGCACAGCCGGGCGGGCCGCCGCATGAGGGCGAGCCGTTCCAGGGCCCGTCGATGCTAAGGCCGACAGGCGTCTGACGTGGCGCAAGGCTACGAGACCGCCTCACAGGCTGCCCAGGCTTCCCTCGCTGAGCAGTTCCGCATGCAGCAGGCGTACGCCTCCACCCAGGCCATGCTCGCCATCCTGGCCGTCTGGGGGCTGCTGGACCTGCGCGACGTCCGCTCGTCGTGGCCTGCCGTTCGCACTGGCATCGCGGCGCTGGTCCGCGACGGATTCACGACCGCGGCGCGGGACGCGCTGGCCTACTACGAGCAGGCACGTCTGGCGGCCGGAGTCACCGAAGACCTGCCCCCCCTGGCCATCCCGGACCTTCCCTCGCCGGAGCTGCTCAGCGCCACCTTGGACGCCACGGGGCCGTACACGTTGCTGGCGAAGGTCAAGGCTGCGGAGCCGGTGCAGGACGCTGCGCAGTCCGCGGGCGTGCGGATGTCGGGGGCGGCATCGCGGCTGATCCTGAACGGGGCGCGGCAGGCCGTCCTGCAGTCGGTGCAGGAGGACTCGCAGGCCGTTGCGTGGATGCGGGTCACTGCGGGCGACCCGTGCGCTTTCTGCGCGATGCTGGCCGGCCGCGGGCCTGTCTTCCGGTCTGCGGCGTCGGCGGGATTCCTGGCCCACAATCATTGCCGGTGCACCGCTCAAGCCGTTTTCTCCCGCGAGGACGCCAAGGCGCTCCGGAACGGTCCCCTGGCGCAGGAATGGCAGCAGGCGACCGCCGGCTACTCCGGCAAGGACGCACTGAGGGCTTGGCGCCGGTACTGGGACGCGGAGCACCCGTCGCTGCTGTCCAGTTCTCCGTCCGTCGCCTAGCAGCAGGGGGGCCGATGGCCGGCTACGGCTCGCAGATCACCCGCGCCACCGGCAGCGACCCTCTCGTTCCTGAACCCACATCCGCAAGAAAGAGGCGCGCTATGGCCACTCCTGATGTCGCGACTATGCGGAAGCTCCAGGCACAGGGGAAGGCCATGCCGCCGACTCAGCCCGGCGGCCGCCCGCGTTTCAACATCGCCAATGCTGGTGACCTGGATAACGCCATCAAGGCCGTGGGCCGCGTTCAGCCACCCACCGATGCGGCACGCAGCAAGGTCCGGCGCTACATCATCCAGAGGGCGAAAGCATTGGGCCTGTCGTCCCGGATACCCGATTCGTGGAACTCTGACGGGGATCTGATTACCCCCGCGAAGGGTTCCGGCAAGTAGCACCACCACGCACGACCGAAGCCTCAGCCGGAATGGCGGGGGCTTTTTTCATGCCCAGAGATCCCGGAATGGGAGACCGACATGTCAGAGGACGCCGCCGGGGCCGGAACGGCTGAGGGTGACGCAGGAACAGCAGCAGGTGCCGAGGGCGCGGAGGGCACCGCAGCGGCAGCCGGCGTTACGCCGGGAGTAGCCGACCAGAGCGCCGAGGCGCTCCTCGCAGCGGCGATGAACACCTCGGATGACGAGGGGGCAGGGGACGCCGCAGCCGACCCGGCCAAGGCACTCGCCGCGGCCCAGGCCGAGGCGAAGAAGTGGCGGGACCTGTCGCGCAAGACCGAGGCGCAGGCCAAGAAGGGCGACGCGGCCCAGAAGCGGCTCGCCGAGATCGAGGAAGCCAACAAGACCGAGGCACAGAAGCTCGCCGACCGCGCTGCCGCGGCCGAGACGAAGGCCGCAGCGGCCGAGGCGAAGTACCACCGCACCCTTGCGGCTGCTACTTACGGGCTTCCCCCGGCGCTGATCGACCGGATCGCCGGGGCCAGCGAGGACGAGATCACCGAGTCCGCCGAGACCCTCGCTGCGGCGATCAATGAGCAGGTCGAGACCCAGGTCGCGGCCCGTATCGCGGCCCTCACCCAGAACGGCGGCTCGCGCGGCACCAGGCCCGTGGAGTCGATGCGCCCCGGCGCCATCCCGGCCAGCGACGCCGCGAAGAGCACCACCAACCCGAACGTCGCCTTCCGCCAGCTTCTTACCGGCGGCCAGCAGTAACGCAGCACGGCCATGCCGTGGCTGCCTGACGCACGAAAGGTAGGCCAGTCATGGCTGTTTACAACGACATCATCAGCAGGTCCACGGGCAGCGATGCCCTGGTCCCCGAGCCGCTGTCGGCTTCGATCATCGAGGAACTGCCGAAGAAGTGCGCGGCGCTGACGATGATGCGCAAGACGGTGCTGTCCTCCAAGACCGAGCGCATGCCGGTCCTGGACGTCCTCCCGAACGCCTACTTCGTGGGCACCGGGATGGACACCGGGCTCAAGCAGACCACCGACATGGCGTGGAAGAACATCACGCTGGTCGTAGAGGAGATCGCGACGATCGTGCCGATCCCGGAGGCCTACATGGCTGACGCGGACGTGCCGATCTGGTCGGAGGTGCAGCCCCGGCTCACTGAGGCCGTCGGCGCGCTGATCGACGGCGCGGTGTTCTGGGGCATCAACCGGCCGAGCACGTGGGGCATGGACCTGTACTCCTCGGCGACGCAGTCCGGGAACTACATCAAGGACGGGTTCCTCGACAACGCGGGCACCGAGCCGGCGGACGACTTCGGCCAGTCCATCACCGCCCTCGGTGACCTGATGAGCCAGACCGGCTACTCGGTCAACGGGTTCGCGGCACGGCCGGGCATGAACTGGCGGCTGGCGGGAATCCGCTCAGCCCAGGGCCTGCCGATCTACCAGCCCG